CGATGTTATCTTGGTGGGTGGCTACGACGATGAAAACGACGAAGCACCAACGATTGACATTAAGCACGAAATTGTTGAAGACACGGCAAGTCAACCGATTGTATTTGAAATCAGTGAAGCGCCTGAGCCTACTTTGAAAAAAGCGCGCCCTGTTGACGAACCTGCGGACTTCCCTGAGTAATGAGAATCAACATTATTTCATCAGGCAGCAAGGGCAACGCCTACATTATCGAAAAGAACAACGCCGCGCTCTTAGTTGAGTGCGGTGTTAAGTTTTCGGAAATACAAAAGGCGGTAAGTTTTAACCTCTTAAAAATCAAAGCAGTGCTCGTGTCTCACGAGCACCAGTGACAAGACCACTCGAAAGCATGGAAGCAAGTAGTTGGCGCAGGTATTCCGATGTATGCAAGCGCTGGCACTTACGATGCGCTCAAGGTAGGTGCTGAGGATAGGCAAAAAGCTCTTTATCATGCGCATAGAAGTAATTACACGGGGTTTACAATACGTTCATTCAAAGCCAACCACGACGCAAAAGAGCCGCTTAACTTTATTATTAACCGCTTGCTATTCATTACTGACAACTATAAGCTACAATTTGATTTGTCATCGTTCAAGCTCACCTGCGTAATGATTGAAGCCAACTACTGCGAGGAGCTCATTAAAGGCAAAGCCGATGACTTTGTAAACAAAAGACGCTTTCGCTCGCACATGAGCTTTCAAACAGCTTTATTAACCCTAAAAACGCTCGACTTAAGCGAGTGCAAACAAATCATTTTAATTCACCTTAGCGATGGATATACGGATGAAAAACGCTTCATTCAGGACACTGAAAAGGCTTTCGGTATTCCGACTATTTGCGCTGATAAAAACCAAGTAATTGAGTTATGAAAGAGTTTATAGTTGTAAGCATTGACATTAACGGAAAGCGCGGAAAGATAGCTTTACACAAAGGGCATTTACTGCACCAATTTAAAGCCGCTCAATTTTTCACAAACACAAACAATCCTGATTACTGGCTGACTATACGCGAGTTTATACGATGGAGAGCATTGGAAGACGTGTATAAAGGAAGGACGTACCAAGAGCTGCGAGAGATAGGCGATTGCCGCATTAAAAATGACTTTAAAAAACTTACTGAATGGCTTAAGGCTGAAAAGCTAGAAAAGCAATTATTTATCGGGAAAGTAATAGAGATCATTGGTTTTGATAAAGCAAATGAATTATTAAAAGAAGCAAAAGAAACAATACAAAAACTACCAAAATGAAACAAACATTTTTAACCAAAGTAAGCTACACCAAGCAATTCGATAACGGCACATTCAAGCGCGTTGTTGAACAATACCTTTTCGATGGCCACACTTTCACCGACTGCGAGGCTAATGTATACACACATTTAGGGGAGCGCATACGTGGAGAGTTCACGATCATTAAGATGGATAGGTTTTCCGTTCATTCAATTGTTGGAAAAATTTCAGCGGCCTACGATAAATTTTACCTAGTCAAGCAAGAATACCTATCCCAAGATGATGTGCTAATCAAAGAAAAAGTATTGGTAATTGCTTCATATATGGATGACGCAAAGCAGGTTTTGATTTCCCAAAATGAGAGATGGCAACATTTCTTTCCCGAAATCAAATCCATAGTAGAAACCAAAATTTTGGACTATTTCCAAAGTGCAGAAACAATTGAGGAATGAGACCTGACAAACACACCTGTAATGATAAAAAATTCGAGAATTGTAAATTTATCATGATTAAAAAGAAAGGGCCTACCCAAACCAAACTCGAAAAGCGCTTCGCTAAAAAAGTGGAGCGCTATTGTTTACAAAAGCAAACGACCCCGTGGATAATTTGCAGCTCATTTGGCTACACAAATATGCAAGCCATTGGCCGATTTTTAACAGGTGAGGGCACTATTAGCGCGCAAACTATGGGGCTCATTGATGAGTACATGAAAAAGAATAAGTAACCTAAAAACAACAACAAAATGTGTAATTTATCAGAATCAGAAGAAGGAAAAAAAGCAAGTAAAATATTTGAAGAGCAAAGCAAATCATTTGAACAGCGCTTACTAGAAGAGCAGCAAAACCAAAACAAAAAACTTTTAGACATGATTTGGGGTACAGGAAAGCCGATACTTAATCGCAAAGACTTGTTTACCGACAATCCAACTTACGACCAAGTAATCGCAGCAGGCTTCAAACGTGAAGAGGCTAGCGATGACGTTTTTGAAGAGAAATACGGCTATCCGTATTTTCTTGTCAATTTCGAGGCTGAAAACTTTATCATTGAATGGGATGTATTAACGCATGAGCTCACGTTGACAGTTGCCTATCAACTTATTGGCAAAATCACTTTTGATAAAGCCAGAGAAATAATTGAGCATTGCAGTAATCCTAAACAAGACTAACATGAAAACACCTGTAATTATTTTACTCACTTTGTGGTCAATTTCATTATTAATCACCGCGCATTTTCACGGAAAGCCAAAAGAATATGATCACAACTTTTTCAGAATGTTTGTGGCCGTGTGCTTAGAACTTTGGCTTGTGTGGTGGGCAGGCATATTCGATTAACCATATTCAAAAACTAACAATCTAAAAGCCAACTCAATCAGTTGGCTTTTTTATTTACCTTTGAGTGTGGAATTTTGGAACAGGGAGGCTTATACGATAGCTCGGAAAATAACAAGCGACCGAGACATTCACCGCGACCTCGTAGCTTTTGTGTACATTTTGCTCCATGACAAAGGAATAGTGCCGCAATCGCTACCCGCCACATTTGCACGCTGGGCTTATCAGCAATACAATTGGAAAGATAGCGCGTTTAATAAGCAATACGCGAATTATCACCTTGATATTCATTCGATTGATTACGAAAAAATCGACGAAAAATACCAAGAGAGCAAATACGGCCGATTGATTGATGAATACTTTGACCAAGAAAGCGCAACGGAAAACGAGTTTTTTTGCAAAGAAATCGCTAAACTTGTCTTTCAATCAATGAGTTACCGCGAAATTGAACGTTTAACAGGCATCCGACACGACATTGTGTGCAATGCCATAAAGCAATTTAGGAATGATTTTAGGGATTTTTGCAGCAATCGGAGCGGCGTTACCGATATTCAATTGGGTCCGGACAACAGGGAAGCTGAATTTTAAGCCTTTTTCCTGCTTGCCGTGCCTTTCGTTTTGGATGGCTGTGATTTACTATCTTTGCTACTATCTTTTTGTTGACGCCAACGAAATGATTTTTTTTAACGCATTCGTCGCCTATTTTGGTGCCGCTTTATACTTAATTTATGAAGAGACTTCGTTTAATAATTAAAGGGCTTCGCGTGTTGATGCGACGCAATCGACGCATGACTGACCAAGACCGCATTTTGTCATCAGTTGGGGCAATCCTAATGATTGAGCTAAAAAACGACCGCGCCTTACGTCGTAAAATAAGAGGCACAAATCTTGAAACAAAACTTAAAAAGTACATTTAACCATGAGCGTAACACTATCCCTATCGCCTGAGCTACTTGAAAAGCTCGAATTTTTCCGCAAGTTTGGTTCTGCAAATATGTCTCGGCCTCTCAAACAAGAGCTGGCAATCCATTACAAAGAACTCACAGGCTCAACACTCAACATTGACTGCGGCACCTGTGTCATTCAAGCAATGCACCGTGTCAACGCGGCTACAAAAACCAAAAAAGCTACCAAGAAAAAAGCGGACAACATGATCACAAACACCGAGTTTGATGGCATGAACTTCATGAAGCTCAAAAGCCTTGCAAAAGCCAAAGCAAAAGAGCTCGGCATTGAGTTAGCGAAAGACGCGAAAAAGGATGAGTTAATCAAAATATTGACGGATGGCCAAAGCGCAAACAACAACGAAAGCGAAGGCAACAACCAAGCCAGCGAGTAAAGTAAGAGCGGTTCGGAAGTCTGTAGGAAAACCCGTTGCAAAAAAAGAAGAGCCTAGCAGCTTTCAATGGCTTGTTGGCAACAAAGCACAGGGAAGGCCTCGACAAATCAAACACGCTGAAGACCTTTGGAAGTTGTTTTTGGACTACAAGCTGTATTGCAAGCAAAACCCGAAATTGATTTATACCGCTAGTTTAGGTAAGTTGGTTCAAGTTCCTCATGAAAAACCGCTTACATTAGAGGGCTTTGAGACGTATTGCCACACGCTTGGCATTTCGATTTGCAATTATATGGAGCAAAGAAACGGCGACGCTTACGCAGATTTTTACGAAGTTGTAACATATATAAGGATGCAAATTCGAGGCGAGCAAATCGAGGGCGCAATGATTGGCCAATACAACGGCAACATTGTGGCGCGCGTCAATCAATTAGCTGAGCGTTCCGAAAACATAAATACAAACGTAGAAGTACCACTATTCCCAGATGTTCAAGAGGACAACGGCAATCAATAAAATCCTAGCAATGAAAGCTCGTAAGCGGGTCATTCAGGGCGGCACATCAGCGGGAAAGACTTACGCGGTTATCCCTATTCTTATCGACCGAGCGCTCAAAACACCTCGCTTAAAAATCACAGTTGTAGCCGAGACCATTCCCGCGGTTAGGGATGGAGCCGTTGATATTTTCAAGCAGGTCATGTTTGACACGGGGCGTTGGATTGACGCGCAATGGATAGCCAACCCGATGGAGTATAAATTCGGCAACGGCTCGCGTATTCAATTCAAAGCATTTGACACAGAGGGTAAAGCAAAGGCAGCGGGCAAGCGAGAAATCTTATTTCTCAATGAGGCGAATCACATTCCTTTTATCATTGCCGATGCGCTCATGATTCGTTCCAAAGAAACGTACATTGACTTTAACCCGAACAATGAGTTCTGGGCACACACGGAGGTGTTACCCGAACCGAACAGCGAATTTCTACTACTCACCTACCTAGACAATGAGGCGCTGCCCGCTGAGACCTTAGAGGATATGCTAATTAAAAAAGAAAAGGCAAAGACCTCAAAGTATTGGGAAAATTGGTGGAAAGTTTACGGCGAAGGGCAAATCGGAATGTTGCAGGGAGTTGTATTTGACAATTACGATATAATACCCGAGCTGCCAAAAGATGCCAAGTTTTTAGGTTATGGGCTTGATTTTGGTTTTACCAATGACCCGACCGCACTTGGGCAGATTTGGGAACTAAACGGCATTAAGATTTGGCACGAGGTAATTTATAGCACAGGGCTACTCAACAATGACATTTACAACCGAGTTAAAGATACCATGAGCGCCAACGCTGTGGGCTACGCTGATAGCGCCGACCCGAAAAGCATTGCCGAACTGCAACGAATGGGCATGAGAGGGCTGCAACCTGCAACCAAAGGACCCGATTCAATCCTTTACGGCATCCAAAAGATACAAAGTGAGCGCTTTCAAGTAACTGCACAAAGCACTAACTTAATCAAAGAGCTACGTGGTTACACATGGGCCCAAGACAAAGAAGGTAATGCACTTAATTCACCCATTGATTTTAACAACCACATGATAGATGCCATTCGATATTGGTATCTTAGCCAACGAAAGAACCGCGCCAAATACGTATTTGCATGACACACCAATTCAAAACATCAATTTCACAAATCAAAATCGGACAAGTCGCGATGTGGCTAAAATTGCTCGAGGGATTTGATGACCGAAAGTTTACGGCATTGCTGCAAAACCTAGAATTTCGCACTCAAGTTGTTGCAATCATGCTTGAAATACCAATGAACCAAGCGCGGCGTATTGACGTTGACGACGTTTTGCAGATTTCGGATCATTATATTTCGCTCCTATCGACCTACAAATACAAAGAGCCGCGTGAGCTAATCGAGGTAAAAGGCCAAAAGTTCAAGTTTACACCCAACTTTGGCGCATGGTCAACGGGTCAAATCATTGACGCGAAGCTACTCGATGTCGAAAGCCTATACGCACACCCCGAGCGGCTAGTCGCTATTATGTATGTTGAGCAAGGCATGAGCTATCACCAAGAGGATGCGCACCAACAGGTCATAAATCCAAACGAAAGGCGTGAAAAGCTATTTGCGGAGCACTTTGACGGCGAGGAATTTTGGAACTTCTATAATTTTTTTTTGTCGAATTACGAAAGTTGGAAGCTCGCTATTTCGGGGATTCAGATAGCGAGGATGAGGATAGCAGCGAAGACGACGGAGAGGCTCCTAAAGAAGAGGCAAAAGGCAACGAGGATGCGTGGTATCATTTCACGACTTCGTTTGTCTTGGTGGCGAAAGAACTAAACATACCCGTCGCAGAAATCGGCGCCATGCCTTATCAAAAGTTCCTTTTTTGGCAAAATTACTTACGTGTCAAACAACAGCGAAGCACTATAATTAATGGTCAATCTTAGTGATTTAGGTATAACAGGCAACGCAGCTCCACAAAGCGAGTACGAAAAGCTGATACTCGGAATTGCAAACGACGTAACGCAACAGCTACGCGAGGCCATACTAGCAAAAGCAAGCAACTCAGGTGCGCTCGCTCAATCGGTTGCCTACTTCCCAACAGGCGTGCTATCTTTTCAAATCCAAGCGGATAGCTACTATAATTTTGTTGACGAGGGTGTCAATGCTCTACCCACCAAAGAGGGTTACACCTATCGCAGGCCTCAAATGAAAGGCTCACCTTATTCCTTCCGTTATGAGGGAATAAGTGAAAAAATGGCGAAAGCTATTCAAGGTTGGAAAGGTGGCGATATGCGCCAAGCATACGCAACAGCATACAGCATAAAGCGGCACGGCTTACAGGCCAAGCGTATTACTGAAATGGTTTTTACTGATGAGCTATTGACTAGCATAGGCGAGGACCTCACAGCGCTCACGGGCTTACAATTTGACGTTAAATTTGAACGAAACACTAATACATGGCAATAACATTAACGCAGGGCCCTCAAAGAGTAGCGCCCGGATGCAACCCTTACGAATGGACATTTAGCAGCACGGAAGCCGCGCAGCCTAACTTTAGCTTCATTGTTAAGCTCTACATCAACGGCGTGTATCATTCGACGCATGAAACATTTTTAGAGACAACGGATAGCGGTAAGTTCAATGCCGAGGGTGTATTGCGCAGCTATTTAAGCTCTGATTTGATAACCGACGGCTCATTGCTTACAAATTACGTCAATGCCTTTGCAAAGGTGTATATTGAGGTCTTTGAGAAATACGGCACCCCGCCCGCTTTGGAGGATTCAGCGACCGCAACGGCTTACGTTGCTATAAACGCCGCGCTTACTCACGTTGATTTTATCAATTGGGACTACCGCAATTACGACGCATCGCGCAGCAATCCGTTTACAGCATTTCCAAATACAGTTGATTTCTTGACTTATTGGCCGCGCAGCAAAAAGGCATTTGTTGGATTAGACCAAAGAGCCTTTTTAGGTGTGCTTTCCATAGCAAAAAACATTGATTTCGTATTCACGCTTTACAACCTAGCAAATAGCGTTGTTGCAACTGATACAATCAATATCCTCACAAATGAGCTTGTAGTAATCGACTGCTCACCTGCTACAATTGTGGCGAATACCACCATCACAACGCCTGATTTTGAAAACTCGGCTTACTACACCGTGCAAGCCAAAGGACTTGGCGCAGGAACTTACACAGGATTCAGCGAAGAGTTTGCTTTTTGGTTAGATTTCGACTGCAAGCGGTACCCGATTAGGCGCCTGCATTGGCTCAATAAGTTTGGTGTGTGGGATTCTTTCAGTTTTGAAATGGATAGCATTGAAAGCGCTGATATAACCTCGCAGGATTACGAAAGAAACAAAGGCGCATGGATTGAGGGCGGGCACACATACCCAATTTATCAGGGGCAAAACGTAACGGCCTCAAAACAATCAACAGGGCAAATGGTGCTTAATAGCGACTGGATAGCGCCCGAGGTGCAGCAATGGTTAGTTGCTTCATTATTTGAAAGCCCTAAGGTCTATCTTGAAACCGAAAGCGGATTCGAACCCGTCAAAGTAACCAATACAAGCTATGAGCTCAAAACGCGTAAACGAAACGGATTGATTCAAGAGCAAGTAACTCTAGAGCGCACATACACCTATCAAAGCCAATTGAACTAATGGACACCGAACTCTACATAAATGGGCAGCTTGTCCAATTAGCGGAGCGGCCGACGTTTCCGTTTTCCTTTAGCGTTACCGAACTAGCCGACTTGTCAAAGCGAAGCGGCGCGAGCTCCAAAACAATTACGCTACCCGGCACGGCAATCAATCAGGCGCTATTCAATAGCATCTTTCAAATGACCTCGGCGGCCGACCCGAACGGACAACAAAGCACGCTCATTGATTTTGACCCTACAATTAAAGCACCCGCACAGGTGTATCAAAAAGGCTTGCTGCAATTCAACGGCACGGCTCAGCTACTCTCATGTAAGCGCAACGGCGGTTTTTGGACGTTTGAGGTGTCGCTAGTTAGCGAAGTTATCGACTACATTTCACGCTTACAGCAAATCAAAGTAAATGAGCTCGATTTTAGTGAGTTCGACCATCCTTTGGTGTTGAGCCGTGTTACTGAAACTTGGGACGGCTACAACTACATAAACGGGGTAACCACACCAATAAACACGGGCGGCGATTGGGGTGGCATCGGCTACTATTACGGCCTTATTGATTACGGATTTCCGCGCAACCAACCCGAGAAATTCGACATCGACCAAATGCCACTCCAAGTATTTTTATACGGCATCCTGCAAAAGCTATTCATAAAAGCGGGCTTGACTTGGGATAGCGCGTTCTTAGAAAGCGCGTTCTTTAAACGCAGGGCATTAGCTTATCAAGGTGGACAAAAGCCAGCAATCACACCCGCGCAGGCTTTGAATGATAGCGCGCTAAATGCTGAGATAACGGCAGGTACTTACATTATTGAGGCGCAGCAAGTCGGAAGCGTTACACTTATAGATAACAACGGGACACCTGAGTACATTCCTAGTTTTGGCACAGCTACTTTTGCAGATGCAATTGACGTATTTGTAGTAACCGATTTGCGATCACAAATGGTCGGACAAGTGCCTGCGCTATTTCGCGCGGCGGTTCGCGGCTTGTTTAATTTCCACTATGTCGGCCGCCATGTTATCGACTTAAATTTTGATTTAGGAGGCGCCACAGTCATAGGCGTAAACGCTACCTACACGCTGCGCGCAGTCATCTACAAGAATAACGCTGTGTTGGCGATTGAGGACGTTTATACAGGTCCTATTACCTCGACTTCATTAAGCCAATCATTTACAATTGACTTCGATTATGCGCGTCAATTCAACATGGAAATAAACGACGAAGTTCGTGTATCGCTTCGCCTTGTGATTGCGTTTACAGGTATGGACCTCGCGAGCTATTCAGGGCAAAACATCAGCTACTCGGTGCAAGTTTCAAGTATTGACACCCAAGTCAACTTTGAAAAGCAAGCCGCCGAACTTACAGCAGGAAGCACGGTCTATTTATCCGCGTTGCTTCCCGACTTGACGGGCGCCGACTTCTTTAATGGCCTTTGTAAAATGTACAATCTTTTGGTATCTCCTGACAAGTTCGAGCCTACTAAGCTACTGATTGAGCCTTTTACCGATTACTACAAGCCAAGCAATGAGGCGCTAATCGTTACGTATAAGCTCGACGAAAAAGAGCAAATCGAAATCGTGCCATCGGTCAACTTCGCGTCAAAACGTTACTTGTTCAATTTTGCGCCTTCATCTGATTTCTACAATCAAAAGTATCAGAACGAGCAAGGCGACCAATATGGAGCTTTTGAACTTGTCAATGAAGCGCAGTTAGTTAACAGCGAAACAAAATACTTACTGCCATTTCAGCAAGTGCCGCTTGCCGACATTCCCGAAAACGAAACCAGCTATACAGGATTGGTTGTGCCTCGTTTATTCTCAGCTACAACCGACGAACTAGGAGTAACAACCGTGCAGCCGTATAGGGGAAAACCTTTCATTGTTCAAGTTGGTAGGCTTCGAGACGTTCACTTTAAAATCAAAGACGAGGCAGGCACTTCACACAATTACAGCGCTTACCCGTATGTTGGGCATTTGGACGACATCGACGACCCAACCTTTGACGATAATTTTGGAGTTCCTGACATTGTTTATTATTCGGCACCAAGTTACACTCAGCGTAATTTGTACGAATACCATGAGCAATTTATCAAAGAACTTGTTTCGCGTTACGGCCGATTGGTCAAATGCTCAATGCGCTGGAATGAGTCGGATATTTACGCGCTAGATTTCCGCTATTTACTCAATATTGACGGCGTTATCTATCGCCTTCAAAAGATACAGGACTACAATCCAACAAACGACAACTCAACAAAAACCGAACTCTTAAAATACATAGGATAATGGCAGATAAGCAAGCAGTTTACACCGTGCGAGTAGACACGGGCAACACGATAAACGACATCAATAATTTTGATAAGGCGCTAAACAACCTCAATAAAGAGGTGGATAAGACGCAAAACAACCTATCCGACAGCAAGGCAAACGACGATTTTGCCCAACAGCTCGATGCGCTTAATAAAAAGGTCGAAGCTGCAGGTCTTTCCATGCGTCAACTCGGCAAAGTGGTACGCGAATACCAATCAATCGCCATCGCAGCAGGGGATAGCTCACCAATTGGCCAAAGCGCTATTAGGGCAGCGGCTACCCTTACCGATAGAATGGGAGACATTCGAAGCCAAACAACGGCTTTGAGTTCTGATTTTGTAGGTTTGGACACCGCGGTTCAAGGCGTGCAAACAGGTGTTGCCGTATTCGAGGGCGTTCAAAGTGCTATTGCCTTGACCGGCATAGAGAATGAGAACCTCATGAAAACAATGGTAAAGCTGCAAGCCGTGCAGGGTATTGCTAACTCAATAAATACCATCGCTGTAGCACTCAATAAAGAAAGCGTGCTAGGCTTGCAATTACGTACGGCTTGGGAAAGGCTATACACCATAGCGGTCGGTCAATCAACAGGCGCCATAAAGTTGCTTCGCATCGCTATGTTGTCCACAGGCATCGGCGCGTTAGTTGCGGGCGTTGGCTTGCTTATCGCCAACTTTGAAAAGGTAGTATCTGTAATTGGTAAATTCTCAGGCGTTACCAAGGTGCTGCAATTCTTTGGCGTTGTTGATGACGACGTAACAGCTAAGAATAAAAAGAACAGCCAAGCGCGCAGCAACTACACCAAAAAGGAAACTGACTTACGTGTGAATGAGCTGAGCCGCGAACAAAGCAAAATTGCGGCGCGCTATGACCATGAAATTAATATGGCTAAGGCCGCAGGAAAAGACACCACAGCGCTTGAACAAAAGAAACGCACCGAGATGCTAAAAACAGGTCGGGCCATCCTAGCAGAGCTAAAGGTCAAACAAGACGCGTACCGGGCAGAACTTGACCTATTGATTAAATTAGGTGATGCCGACAGCAAGCGCGCAAAGGACTTGAAAAAGTTTATAGCAGAAGGCAATAAAGACATTAAAGACCAGTACAAAGCGAATGTCGACAATCTAAACGCTATTGAGGTGTCAAATGCCGAAGCGGTTAAAAAAGCAAATGATCGTGCGGTTGAGCGTAAAAAGAAACGCGACGAAGAGCTGGCGCAAATCAAAGGCTTCTTAGCCGATGCTCAAACGCTTACCATGACATCAGAAGAAAAAGAGTTCAAAGCCATTCAGGATAAATACACCGCAGAAATCGCCTTAGCCACTAAGCACTATGGCGCGCAATCCGAACAGGTGCAAACGCTTAAAATAGCGCAAATGAACGCCGAGAATGACCTCAATCTAAAATACCAAAACGAGGCTTACGCCAAGCAAAAAGAGGCCGACGAAAAGAAGCTAAAGGAAACGGAAGAAACCGAAAAAGAACGCCTTGCTTTGGTGGCGCAGTACGAAAAGCTGATAATGGACGAATACCAATTAGAGTTACGCAATTTCGAAGACACCCAAGCCGAAGAACGCAAAGCGCTCGACAAGGCACTACAAGAAAAGCTAATCACCGAAGACCAACACAAAAAAGGCATCGAGGTCCTCGAGGCGCAGCATGCCAAAAAAGTTGAGGAAATCAACAAGAAAAAGAACGACGCTATTAAGGCCCAAGACAAAAAGACCTTAGAGGAAAAACTAGCGTCGATTCAAAACATGCTCGACATAGCGCAAAAAGCACTTGACCAATTAGGCGCTTTGAATGACCTTGTCAAAGTAGCCGAAGAAAACCGATTGAATGACATTAAGCAAACGGCCGAGCAACAAAACGCGGTGCTTGCCCAACAGCAACAAAAGGAGCTGGCGCGTCAAGGTTTGACCGAGCAACAAAAGCAAGCCATTAATGACAAGTACGCACGTCTTAAATACCAAACCGATGTGCGCGCATTTCAAGAAGAGGACAAGATTAAGCGCTCGCAGTTCCAAAGGGATAAGGCGCTGCGTATTGCTCAAATCGCTATGGACACAGCAAGCGCAATCGTTAAAGCGGTGGCAACTTCACCTGCAACATTTGGGCAGCCATTTAGTGGATTTGCGGCGGTTCTAGGAGTAACCCAAGCGGCAGCCGTGGCGGCTCAACAATACCAAGGCGGCTCAATGCCTCAAATGCCTAACTTATCAGGTGGCGTCGGAGCGGGCGCGTCTAGTTTTAGCGTTGGAACCAATACACAAACGACAACCACCAACACGCAAACCAACACGCAAACGACGCCAACGGTTACGCCTGTTGTGGTGCTCGAGGTCAATGACTTTAATGAAGTGGCTAACAAAGTAGCCGTGCAAGAAGCTAAATCAATGTTCGGATAAAATTCCCAAACTAAAATAACCACAAATCAATGTTAGGATAACACCACTAAAACACAATAAGTATGAAAAGAGACCTACCCTTATACGACATAGGCATCGACCTAAACGACCCTGAAACAACGGTATCATTTAACAGCCTTGTCAAGTCGCCTGCACATGAAAAGCAGTTCGAGACATTCAGCGCAAAGCAGCATTATCAGTTCAATGATGATGAGCAAAGCATCACGGGCGTAATGATAGCAGCCGACACGCCGATTTATCGCTATGATTCAAAGACCAAAGAAGAGTATTACGTGCAATTTGGCAAGCAGGCCATAAAGGATATAGTATTTGACTACGCGCGCCGTGGCAATTTCAATAACGTGAACATCGAGCACGACGGCAAGCAAGTAGTTGAGGGCATTTTCATGACCATGCTTTACACTATCGACGAAGCAAAAGGATTCACGGCTCCTGAGAGGTTCAAAGATGAGACCGATGGTACCGTAATTTGTAGTTATAAAATTACTGACGCAGATGTTTACGAGCGTGCCAAAGATGGTGAGTTCAAAGGATTCTCAATTGAAGGCGTTTTTGCCCTATATGATAGCGGTAAAACTTCGGATGGATTTAGCAATCACGAAACCGAAATAGATGCATTTATCAGCGGCTTAGAGCAAATTGTAAAACAGCTTAGCACAATAGGTAAATAGAAAGTAAATAGAAACTTTATGAAAGAGAAATTCGAAAAGATTAAAAGCCTGTTTGCCACCATCACCAAAATGATAGGCAAATTTTTTGAGACCACCTTAGAGGATGGCACATTGCTTAAATGGGAAGGTGACCTTACAGTTGGCACGCCTGTGTTTGTTGTTGATGGCGAAAATGAAGTGCCTGCACCCGAGGGAACGCACGTACTTGTAGAAATGGACAACATGAGCATTGTACTAGATGCTGATGGCGTTGTCATTGAAATCATTGAAGCAGTTGCGCAAAGCAAAGAAGAAAACGCAGCCGAGGGCTCGGAAGTATTCAGTAAAAAAGCCGTTGAGCATTTCGCGGAGATTTCACAGGTATCAATGTGGTCAATGAATGTCGACCAAGAAAGCATCGAGGTCGGCACCAAACTTACTTATTCTTATACATACGGTGAAACAACCGATGTTTACACACTATCCGCTGGAGAATACCAAGACGCAAACGGCCGTCGTTTCTTGGTTGATGCCATGGGAGTAGTACAAATGTTCCTGGAAGCATCGACAGGGGCACAAGCTCAAAGCTCTGACGAGCAAATGAGCGCGGCCATTGAAGAGCTTAAGGCGACTAACTCAAACCTATTTGCAGCCGCCAAGGAATTGCAAAGCGTTGTTGAGTTGATGAGCGCTGAAAACGGAACACTTAAAGAGGAGTTGAGCACTCTTACAACTCGCTTCAATGCACTTGCAAGCAAGCCGTCTGATAAGGGCAGCGAAACGCAGCGCATAACGCGTGAGGAGAGCAAGTTTACAGCTCAACAAAAAAGGCTACTTGATGCCGCAAAACAAGAACGTAAATAATTTTTAAACCCCAAAAACAAACAAAAATGGCTTCTTTAAAATCCATCATTAAATCAAAGTTTGACTACGATGTATCAGACTTAACGGCTTACGTTGACCAACAACAAGCTGAACTAGTTACACGCTCAGTAAGCGAAGCGGTAACATTGAACTACATCCGCACCCAAGAGGGCGTTAAAGGTTCGCAAGATATCAAATTACTCAACGACGAAGTAATTTATCAGGCGGCTGACTGCGACATGACTGACCAAGGTGATACGGTCTTTTCTGATCGCAAAATCACAACAGTTGCAATCGGTTTCAAAAAAGGCTTTTGTAACAAAGACCTCGACGGATTCTGGACGCAATTAGCACTTCGCCCGGGTGCAATGGCTGAAGATAAAGAACTCCCTTTCGAGCAGGTTATCACTGACTATTTGCTACGCTTAAATGCGGTTCAATTGGATAAATTGATTTGGCAAGGTAACACCTCAACAGGTACAGGCAACCTTCAGTGGTTCAATGGCTTCAAAACCATCCTTACCGTTGCCAATGGTTGTGTTGATTTGAACCCTTCTGACATCACGTCAATTACCAACTCTAACGCTTATGACATCTTCTACGGCTGTTACTCTAACATGTCTGACGCTATCATGGAAAGCGACGAGAAAATCGCGTTTACTTCACGTGGCAACTTTGACAAGTTGATGAAAAATTTGGTCGACCTCAATTTCTTCCATTACTCACCTGCGGCTATCGCTGCAATGAACGAAGTAATCATTCCGGGTACTGACTTGACCGTTGTTAAAACACCAGGTCTCGCAGGCGCAACAGAAGTCTTTGTTGGGAAGCGTTCGCATTTCGTATTCGGTACTGACTTAGCTACTGATTCAGCATCATACGAATTGTGGTACTCACAAGATGACGACAAGCTCTACATCCGCTCTAAAATGCGCGGTGGTGTTCAGGTTCCGTTCACAAACGAAATCGGTGTCTTCAAATTACACACAGCGTAATCATTGAAATTCAAAGGGGAGGCAACTCCCCTTTATTTACTCACTTAAAAATTAAATAACTATGTCTTGTGGACTTACAGCAGGTTGGAATGACAGGATTTGCACCAACGGAAAAGGTGGTATCAAATCAGTTTTATTTTTCACCAAAGACCAAATTTCTGGCAACCCTACAAAAGTAGGCAACGAGGTTACTGCGATGACCGTTACAGGTGATACATACCTCTACAAATTGAAGCGCGACCTTTCAAGTGCAACTTACCCGCCGCGCGTTAATGACAACGGCGCGTTGTATTATGAGGAAACTCTCACAATTGTGTTGAATAACGACACTAAAGAGCTTCGCGCTGAAATCAACTTACTTGCCCAAAACGAGCTTGTGGCAGTTGTTGAAAAACGCAACGGCTCTATCGTTGTACTTGGCTTAGACCAAGGCTTGCAAATGCGTGAAGCATCTGAAAGCGGCACAGGTGTAGCGGTAAGCGACCGCAACGGCCACACTTTGGTATTCACCTCAATGGAGGATAACGAAGTGCCTGACCTTGCAACAGCAGTTTACACTACTTTATTGGCTCAAGCAGCTTAATCAATCTGATTCATTAATCTCTAAAAGGCAAGGTGTTACGCTTTGCCTTTTTTTATACCTTTGAAATCATGGCGAAAATTAAAAAAGAGTGCTTAGGCATTCAAATGAAATCACCCCTAGTAAACAAATGGTTTACAATCAAAGAAGGTGAAGAAGCGACCTATAAGGCGCTAGGCTTTGACGTATTCGAAACCAAGAAAAAACCCGCGAAAAATGCTGATAGTTTACAAGGGGGAACCCAACCAAATAGTGGTAACAGCGACGGAGCTGGCAACTGAGTCAAATCCGATTTTTGTTTTTGAGTTTACTCACCATCAAAGCAACGAGCAAGTCGGGCCCGTTGTGCTTAGCAATGAAAGCCTTTCAACTGAGCGATACGATGAGTTTGTCATTGATGAGGGCGTAAACGTTACGTTTCCTTACACAGGCGATTACACTTATCGAGTGATTGAACAACAGTCAGGCACATTATTAGAGGTGGGTAGGCTAATTGTAAAAGCAGCACAGTCAGCCGACGACATTTACCAAAACGACATAACCAGCACCATATACGATGGAGAGCAAACCAATTAAGAATGTGATACAAAAGGTCAATTTTGCCAAGCAAATGGCCAAGCCTGTTGAAGAAAAAGACAAGGGCGGCTTTGTGAAATGGGGCAAAAAAAACGACTGGCCTTTTTTCATTAACGAACTTCGCGAGGGCTCACCTGTGCATGGTGGTATCATAAAGAATAAGATTCGCTACATTTCAGGCGGTGGCATTGAAATCGTTAGCGGTAACTTGCAGGAATTTCTTGACAACGCAAACAGCGACTTTACAATCGAAGAGGTTGCCGATGCAATGACTGAAGATTACGAAGGCTTTGGCGGTTTTATTGTCAAAGGCACTTGGGACATGGAGGGAACTAAGGTGGTAAAGTGGGAAGCCTTACCGATTGATAGCTGCCGATTTTCTGAGAAGATTGATCGTGTTTACTTGTCGAATGATTGGAACGCGCAAAATCAAAGCCTAGAGAAAACAGGTTACCGCGATTATCCGATTTACAACCCTGAAAACAAAAGCGGTTCTTTTTTCCTATTCTATAAAGACCCCGTTAAAAAGAACAAAAAAGAGCTTGGCATCTATCCAAAGCCGCCGTATTTCTCGGGCATTTATGCCATCGAAACGGACTACTTGCTCAACCGATACAACAACTCACTTGTACAAAACAGCTTTTCAAGCGGCACCTTAATCACAATGACCGACGGCGTACCCGAAACGCAAGAGGAAATTAATAAGGCAGTCGCACAAATTAAAGAAAAAAGCGCGGGCGTTGATAATGCTGGCGACATCATTGTAACATTTGCCGAAAGCAAAGAGCGCGCGCCATTGGTGCAGCAACTCAACGGCAACGACCTAGATAAGCGCTACGACCAAACAGGCAAAACGACGCTACAAAACATTTTAATTGCTCACGGGGTAGTTAGCCCCACTTTGTTTGGAGTAATGCAGCAGGGCTCGTTTAACGCGGCTGAATCAGCGCAGTTATTCGAGGTGTTTAAAAAGACTTACGTAATGCAACGCCAAGAGCGCTTAAATTGGATGCTTAACTACATGGCAGAATTGAGCGGCTACGTTGGGGAGGTAAGGTTAGTTGAAATACAGCCAATTGAAGATGCCACAAACGCAGCCGTTGGAGCTCCAACCGTTGTGGTAAACAACCCAAATACAACCGAAAGCACACAAAGCAAAGATGTAGAGCCTGTGGCGCTAAGTGGCGACCAAATAAGCACCCTTATAAGCATTTGCGAAAAGGTAAAAGAATCTAAGATGAGCGCAGAAAGCGCCGCCGAAATTATTATAGCTTCATTCCCGTCAATTGATGAGGCCACAGCTAAAAAAATGGTGGGTATTGAGGCAGCAACATTCTCAAGCTGCAAGCATTCGCACACATTTAGTAAAGCAGACCTTGAAATATTCGGCGAATTTGGCGAATCTTTCGACGATTTTGAAGAGTTTGCACGCTTACCAATCGAATGGGATAGCCTAGCGACTGACGTATTTACCAAGCATGATGAGGTTTTTGCTACAATTGGCGAGATTTCAGCAGAAATGAAAGACATTGACAAGCAAATTTTGAGCTTGTTAAACAACGGAGAGGACTCAAACGCCATCGCCGAGGCCACAGGCAGCACAATTAAAGACGTTGCTTTGTCTATTGCGCGCCTCAATGACTGGGGATTGATTAAAAATGGCGAGCTTTCAGCGCTTGCACAGCGTTTAATTGACTCAGCAGACGGCGAAATACCCGAATTTGAGATTAGATACAGCTATCAGGTGCGCTCGGATGTTCCGGAAGCTAAAAGTGGGAGCCGTGAATTTTGCACGCAGCTCATCGCTTTAAACAAAGCCTATACCCGCGACGAAATAAACACCATTTCTGAGCGAGTTGACCGCGATGTGTGGAAATATCGCGGCGGTTTTTATACCAATCCTGACACGCAGGTAACTACCCCATGGTGCCGACACCTTTGGTTTCAATCAATCGTAACAAAGAAATAGTATGAAGTTTTTAGTATCAGTCGATGAGGTTAAGCGCCGAGGTATTGTTCACCAAAATGTAGACACAAAGCTAATCAGCATTGCAATCATGCGAGCGCAGGACATCAACGTACAACCTGCACTTAATACGTGCCTTTACAAAGAGCTGTTGCGCCGTGTTGAGGATAATGATTGGAATGCCAACTATCGCGAGCTTATGGATGAGTACGTGTTGCCGTGCCTTATTGCATTTGTTGACTATCGCGCGTGTGATTTGGTAACTGATCGTGTAATGAATCGCGGCACAGGCACTTTGCAAGATGCTAATTTTAATGCAATGTCGGACACCGAGCGCAACCCACTACGCGACCGCTTGCGAAAAGATGCCTACTTTTACAAAGAGCGCTTGATTGGTTATTTGAAAGATGACAACGGCGTTAAATTTCCATTGTACACTAACTGCGAATGCAAGGACGAGAACGTAACACAGGAGAAAAGGAGCTACCGCACCAATTGGCACTAAAGCCATTTAAAGCCTCGCCGCGTAACATTGAAAAATTAAAGAAGTATTTGCATGGAAATGACAATAAACCAACTAGCAAAGGAGCTCGAGATAATAGCAATCGAGCACAAGCAAATTAACGGCTTTTTCTTTGGTGAGTTTTTCCAAGCATTTGCCCAAGATGCGCCTGCGAGCTACCCGCTCATGGTTGTTACATTGCTTCCGGGCAGCATCTCAGAAAAGACCGTCAACGTATCGGCAGCAATCACCATTTGCGACAAATACATAACCGATGACAATAGGAGTGTACGAGAAACACACAGCGACTGCCTGCAAATACTTCGCGATATTGACATCACTTTGCGCCAAGAACGTTTTGAGGATTTAACAATCACAACCTCACCTGCAACCGAACCATTTGTTGAGCGTCAAGCTGACATAATCGCAGGTTGGACAATGTCCTTTACCTTATCCATATTCGATAACCAAAATTGGTGCGCAATTCCTTACGCTAATTATGACTTTGATAACTGATAAAACAGCAAAGCACAATAGTAAAAGAGAATTATGACCCCAGCACAACTCCGATTAGTAGCCGCAAAAGGCACTTACATTGTAAATAACACAACTGAAGTAACGCGACCAATTGCGTCTATTGTTGTTTTGGAAAACACCGTATTTACAAGCATCAAATCAAACAACATAGACGTCAAAGCAAATTACATTGCAACGCCAGCAACTGCCGTAAAGGCGGGCGCTATAATCGCACCGCAAGATGGTGAAGATTTCACAGGTGTTAAGCTCGCAAGTGGTTCCGTTGCTTTAGTTCTTGGGTAATGTATTTTTATAGCCTATACAATCCGCAAACATGGCTGTTGCTTGGGGGTGAACCTCCTGTAAATACAATTGCACCTGTGGTTAGTGGTACGGGTGTAGTAGGTCAAACCTTGACGACTACCAACGGCACTTGGTCGGGGACTTTGCCTTTTACATACACCTACCAATGGCAGCGCAACGGCTCACCTATTTCGGGGGCTATTTCGCAAACTTACGTTCTTGTTGAGGCGGATGCTGACACGAGCGTAACTTGCAAGGTGACTGCAGCTAACTCAATTGGAGCAGCATCGGCTAACTCAAATTCTTTGTACATATTTACAACTGAATATAAGGCAATTTTAGATAGAGGCACAGCATTAAGCTACACGCTTCCAACTACAACTACTCAACAAAAACAAAACAAGCTATTAAAGTCAATGAAAGCTGATGGAGTGTGGGCAAAACTTGACGTATTCTACGTGTTTGCTCAAGATGGCGGCTCTGCATTTGGAACACTCAACTGGAAAAATCCTAACGCTAATCAATCCACGCTTGTAAACTCACCTACTTTTGTAAGCAATGGAGGATTCACAGGCAACGGAACAAGCAGCTACATTGATACTAACTTTAACCCAGCAACTCAAGGGGTACAGTACACGCAGAACAACGCATCTCGTTACTTCTTTACTCACGCAATTAGCGGATTAGGTCGATTCGATGGAATTATGGCATCTAACGCAAATACAATTACAGGAGGCGCGAGTTTATCACAACGCATAAATGCTGGTACAAACAACTTAAGCGCGCTTTTTGATTATGACGGAAATGTCAACACGAAATCAATTCACCGCACATCAGCATCTAATGTGACGCTTTATAACAGTACCACTGCGAGTACATTAACGCAAACATCTACTGCAATTATAAGTGCCAACCAATTGATTTTAAGAGGTGGTGTTTTATACGGAGCGCACACCTGCGCAGCGTATGCAATGGGTGCTTCAATGATTTCAGAACACTCGGCATTTATTGCAGATTGGAATACATATAAATCTTCACTATGATAGTTCTACACCCAAACGAAGACCAATACAAAGCATTGAACGGCTATAAGAATAATGCAAGCGAGCTGCTATTTGTAAAGGATGGCAGCAGCCGCTTTATCGTAGGCATCGAGGTATTGAATGATCCTAACTTTAGCGAAATTCGTGAGCAGTTATTAGAGCTTGAACAAATCACATATACACCTGCTGAATGACCGAATTTGTTACCATCATAAAAAAGTACGGCGTAACGGGTCTTTTAGTTGTGTGGGTATACACCTTGCAAGAAGAAGTCAAAGAGATGCGCGCCATGTTAGTAGACTGCTACGAGGTTCAGTTGCGAGCGGATAACGCAAAAGACTCCATTTACATTCCTGAGAAATTAATTGCGATCATTCCCAATGAAGAAGATTATAGCCGATACACTCAAGCCTAACGGAAAATGGTCCATAAAAAGACTTGGCGCGTTTACTTCGTTTTGGGCGGCTATTGCTTACGCTTTATTACCTTTGTACGGCAAGCAATTTGAAGTACATGAATTTGTATTTGTTGGCTTGCTTACCTATTCAGCAACCGCCATCGGTTTAACCGTATGGAACAAATCAATAAAAAGCGATGAAACCCATTAAAAGCGCTTTAGTTTACTTTTTTATTTACGCAGCATTCGTTATGCCGTGGAGTTTTTTAATGTATGGATGCTCAGCAACTCGCTTGCATGACAAAGCGGTGCAAAAAGGCTACGTTCACGCCATCCATGTGGACACTTTCAAGGTAGCCACTGTGGACACCATGTGGAGAGATGGTAAACCATACCCCGTAATCAAGTATAAAGATTCTTTAGTTGTTCGCACTGAGTACGTGTACATCCCAAAATGGCGCTATCGGTTCGATAACAAGCGATTTGCGGATAGTTTAGCGCAAATAAGTGCAATGTATGAGACTCAACTGAGAAACGCGCTTAAATCAAAGAAAATCGAAGCGAAACAAACCAAGCAAAAAGAGAAACATAAGACCAAAAGAACCCAAAGCGAGAATAAAAACGGCTTCGCGGACGGCATGAAATGGCTTGCAATCTTTGCAATCATTCTTTTTGCATGGTTTATAAGCATCAAAATACACAAATACATAGCAATTAATGGTTAGAAACTACACAACGGCGCAGCTCTTGGAGAAAGTGCGCGAAATCGACGGATTCAAAGGTTATCCGCAGGAATATTGGTTACTTGGTGTCCGCTCAAATGAGGACATTGCCAACCGATTTGACGACAAGTTCTATTTATTTCTAGGTGAGCAGTTCGTTTTGGTAACATCAGGCACAACCAACCCCGGGACACCTGTACTCGCAAACTATGAAAAATTCAATAAATCAGGAGCCGCCGTGCTCAATGCTGACAAATGGTATTATAATGTTTGGCACTATGGAAAGCACCAAGGCAAGGTTGAGGCTTTGCTCCAGCTTGGCGCTGAGGTCGAAGTTTACCGCGATGCCGACAAAGACGACGACAGCGAGGAGCAAGGCGCCCTTCAAAAAGGTTATTTCGGGATCAATTTCCATCCAAACACATACAACCTAAACAAAGCAAGCGGCGCAGCTATTAATGGATGGTCAGCTGGTTGCCAGGTTGTCAACGACGTAAATACATACAAGCGCATTATAACCATGTGCAAGCCGCAAAAGAAAGTGAGCTATTGTTTAATCAACGAATTTGAGTAAATTCACCCCGTTGTTGTATATGAGCGCGTCGGGTAGGTGAAAGCATCAGGCGCGCTTCATAGCAAAGCATTGGTTTTAGCAGGAAAGGCATCCAAACGAGGATGCCTTTTTTTATTATATTTGCAATGCAATTCTTTCAATTGTATGTAGTTTTTTTTCTTAAAGCGGGCTCTTAATCGGGTCCGCTTTTTGTTTGTCTACAAGTCAAATAAACCACACTACAAAAAATATTTTCACTTTTTTTTAAATAAATATTTGCAACTATAAATATTTATAGTAATTTAGCAAAGTCAAAGAGGCACAACAACACTAAAAACCAACAAGATGAACACTTTAGACAAAGCATATAAATTGATGACAATTAAAGCCGATTTATTAGAACTTACTTTAGGTGAGCGCACAAACGTAGAAACAATCAAAGAAGGTAAAACTTTATTTTCTTACAAGGTTTGGTTCTGCAATTCAAATAATAAAATTCAAACAAGAATCATTAACGTATCTTTAAAATGGTACTGAATATTTAAACCCCTAAAACCAACAACAACATGATTAACGCCAACACCATGTGGAACGAGCTCAAAGAGCTATCAATCTACACACAGGAAAGATTAGAGCAACTTCCGTCAGTAAAGAGAGTGAAGCCGCTAATTGATTCAGCAAGCTACTTAATTAGACAAGTCGAAATTTGCGACAATGAGATAAGTAAAATCAACGCATTGCCCTTGCTGTTTCGTGAGCGTATGAAAGATGAGGTTCGTGATTGGCAGCGCCAAAAAACGCAATATCTTAGAAGTTTAAACCAAGTAATCAATGAGCTATGAGTAAACAAGACGACAAAGAAATGCTTGCCGCATGGAGCGCAGGCGCATTAATAATCATGGTAATAATCACTTTAATTTATTCGCTATGTCAAAACTAACAACAACTCAAGAAACCATAGCAGGCGGCCTAATCATGGCGCTAGGACTTGCGTTCCTTGTTTACCTACAATCGACCAACACGCCGCCTGTAATTGATGCGAGCGCTATTGATTATCAGGTTTACCACAAAAAAAGCTACCAACTCAAGCCGTCGTTTGATAAGTACATGGAGCACGTTTATAACGATAAATTCGGGAAGCCATGAAACCAATCGAACGCCACCGCCTCACGTTTTGGGGCAGCATCCTGCTACTCGCAACACTACTAATCATAAAGCTGCTATCATGTTAGAGCACATCGTTAGAAAGCGCGCCGAGCGCCTCGAACCTTACCGCATTGTTGACGCGCAATTCACTTACGGGCCCAAGTGGTTCAAAGCGGATAACTACGAGCTGCACGGCTATTTAGCAGGTGAACGCGTCGACATGATTGAAGGGCTTACGCTAGAGCATTTCGATGAGCTGCACTATATCAGCCGCAGCCGCAACGCAAAGAATGATCGTGAGTTTATCCATGTAGTCGGAACGCGTTACAAAGATAAGAAACAAACAGTACTTATCTTAAAAGTGAAGTTATGAGCACGCAAAAAGGACCCAAAACAAAGCGCGTTTACATTACGCTAGAATACTACAACACATCGAGTTTAGACACCGCGTTAAGTAAACTACGCAAAGAGCTCTTAGAGGGCATTGAAAGCAGTAAAGAAGGGTATTCATACAATAAGCGCGACTTACATTTTGAATTTAAACAGGTGTTTATAAATCCAACCGAGCGTGAAAACATAATCGCTTTAGTCGACGGCAAAAAATGCGAGCTTGTTCGAAGTGTGATTTAGATTATTTGTATATTTGCTCTATCGGTTCGCTCTCACACCATAGAACCAAAGGAATTATTTGCCCCTGTAATGAAATAGATGTGAGAGCCTATGGATTTACGGGGGCTTTTTGTTTTACATAAAATTGAAAAAATGACATGGCGCAAGGAAAAAAGAACGTAATCGTTTATACGGATTGGATAAACACGTTCGAGCTGCTATCTGATGAAGAGGCAGGTAGATTAATTAAACATTTTTTTAGGTACGTCAACGATTTAAACCCTGAGCCGCCCGATCGAATGATTGAAATTTTGTTCGAGCCATTTAAGTCTACATTGAAAAGAGACTTGCAAAAATGGGAGATAAGAGCAGAGCGAGCAAGGCAAAACGGATTTAAGGGAGGCAGGCCAAAAGAAGAGGAAAAACCTCAAGAAGAAGAAAACCAAACAAAACCCACTGGGTTACAAAAAAACCCAGAAGAACCCAGTGGGTTATTTTTTACCGAAAAAAAACCTGTAAGTGTAAGTGTAAGTGATAGTGTAAGTGTAAGTGTAAGTGATAGTGATAGTGTAAGTGTAAGTGATATTAATACTTTTCCTTCTAAAGAAGAAAAAGTAATACATACGTCAAAAAGATTTCTTATTCCTTCAATTTTAGAAATTTCAACTTACTGCCAAGAACGTCAAAACGAAATAAACGCCGAGCAGTTTTACGACCACTATCAAAGCAACGTTCGCACTTGGGAAAAAAACGGATACTCAAAACCTCATCAATCAAATAACAATCATATAACTACACAAAATGGAACATTACAAGAACGAAAATACGCTCACGTCCACAAAGCTATACGAAATTTGGAACGGCTCGGAAGCCTCAATCCTGAGCAAGTTGCGCTCGCGAAACGTTATCTTGAGCACGCAACAGGCTCAATCAATCCTACGGAGTTCATTGGTAAACTTGTCAAGTACGATAGTAGAGGCGCAGAGCCTGATTTTGGAGATAATGGAGATACGCTACGGATTGGAACCTGAGCGAATAGGTGATAGCTTGCTGGCTTCAATTGTTCAGGCGCTTACAAATTCTCGCGAACCGCTTTCGCTTGACGACTTAAAGACTTGCTTTGAGTTCACACCTGTGCAAAAAATTCCCGGGCAAAAGATGACCCTTGACGAGTTCATGACACCCATTCGCCAATACATAACCACCAAGCAAGTGCTAAAGCAGGTTGTATTGCAACAACACATCGAGAACACCAAGCAAGTTGCTCAAGATGAAGCGGAGGAGCAATTTTTCCTGCGCGCCAAACAAAAGTACATTGATAGCCTAGGGTTCAATGAGTGGATGGGTACCATGTTTGAAGCAAAGGCGATAGCCGATAAGTTTTGGCGAGCCATGACCAAAGCCGAGCGCGAAGCCTTAACAATTCATGCAGCGGATATTTACTATCGAGAAAAGGCCTACAATGATCAAGAGGGATTTATTCCTAAAATCATGGCGAGCAAAAAGCACTATTTAGCACATGAAGCGATTAAACACGCTTGTAAAAAAGGGATGCAATGGTAACAGTTAACTCATTAAGCGGTGGCAAAACATCAAGCTACATGGCCGCTCATTTTCCTGCTGATGTAAATGTTTTTTCACTTGTTCGAATTGAGGACAAGCGCAATTTATGGATGAAAGGAAAAGACGAATTGACACGAAAAATTATATCAGATAAGATAGGTGCTGAATTTATTGGAACTGCCGAGATGGATGAAATAGTTTATACCATTCTTGATTTGGAACAGTACATGGGCTCAGAAATAAAATGGATAACTGGGCCCACATTTGAGCAAATTATCAGAGAGGCAAGCAATTATTTACCAAATCAAACAAAGCGATTTTGTACGGTAAAAATGAAGATTGAACCTATTTTCCAATTCATTAAAAATAATTGCGCAATGCCTGTTGAAATGAGAATAGGCTACAGATATGAAGCTAATGACATTAGGAGGTCAGAAAACATGCTAGAGAATGCAAATGCAGATGGTTTGGAATATTACAGAACCGTTATAGGAAAATCAAAAAGCGGAAATCGCAACAAATGGGGAGGGGTTCCTTATCGTTTTGTGAAGTTCCCTTTAATTCAAAACGCAGTTACAAAAGATGTTATTTACAATTTTTGGAAAGACAAGCCTGTGCGATTTGCGTATCGAAATAATTGCGTAGGATGTGTTAATAGGCAGCCTTTAATGATTTCTCACATGGCATCAAAAGACCGTGATAAAATTGAGTGGTTTGAGCGCCAAGAGATTTTAACAGGAAACAGATTTTTATCAGATGTATCATTCAGCGAAATACTCAAATTCAATCAGCAAGGCATGTTATTTGAAGATGACGATTTTAGCGATTGTGATTCAGGATATTGTGCAATTTAATTTAAAATAGGATGATATGGTAACAATAATAAACGGAGACTTTAGAGATTTTGATTTACCGCAAGGCTTAACAATTACAGACCCGCCATACAATCAAAACTATCATTACAAAGGGTATTCAGATAACCTTAAAATTGATGAGTACATTGATTTACTTTCACATATTCCAAAGCCTTGCGTAATTATACACTATCCGGAAGAGACAATAAACCTACTGCCTAAAGCATTAAAATCGCATTGTGAACAAGTGGTTACATGGGTGTATAATTCTAACACCGGTAAACAATCAAGATTAATTTCATGGTGGGGATGCAGGCCTGACTTTAGAAAAGTTACTCAGCCTTACAAAAATCCTAACGACAAGCGAGTACAAAAGTTAATTGAAAAAGGAAATACAGGAGCGAAGTTGTATGATTGGTGGGAGATAAATCAGGTTAAAAATGTATCAAAGGAAAAAACAGCACACCCATGTCAAATACCGGAAGAAAT